TAACGACTCTTGTTTGATTAGCAGGAGTACAGGCATACAGATTACCATGATGGGTGTGTCAAACGGTCGCATGGAGCAGGATGAACACTGTAACCGCAGAAAGAACGCTAGACTATTAGGATTACCACAACAGGTAGGTGGACTAGGGTTACAGGTATCAGCGATCAGCATCTTATGCCAAGACCCTACAGTGTTTCGCAGTATGATGTTAGCCAACACACCATGCCCTATAGCGAACACTACGACAGGTAAACTTCTTATGGGGAAAGCAGCTATAGCTAAATACAGGGAGAATCCAGAGCAGTACATAGTAGGCTACGAACTGGACAAAGCATTTTGGGATGCCTTATTAAAGGTAGAAGAGGAAGAATATGAAACACTCAAAGCTCTTGCTGACACTGAGCCTAAGCTCAGCATTAGCGATAGGTTCCGTACCAGCAAACGCAGAAATAAACCCGACTTACGAGATGACGGGGCAGGAGAAGATTGATTATCTGATCGGCTCTATCAACGACATTCAGGATCGTCTTATAGATGGTACTATTCGTAGTGTTGGTGCTGTAGGTTACGCTTCTATCGGTGGTGTCATTCAAGACGGCACGATGGATAACTCGTATATCACATCAGAAGAGCTAGGGCGTTACTTAGAAGCTAAAGACCTTGTACTTACACATGACTACGCTATTGCTGAGACAGCAGAGCAACTGTTCATGCAAGAACATACAGCAGCTATGAATAACTTGGCTACAGCAGTAGATGACCTAACAGCAGCTACATCTGTAATCATGACAGCGGTTGAGATAACCTCTGTAGCCAGTGAAGCTGATACAAAGCCTGAGCAAGTAGAACTACAGGATATGTTAAGCACAGATGCGTATAGTATTGACGCAGCAGAAGTAGATGAGTACAATGAGGCTATTGCAGCAGTAGCAGAGTTCTCTCAACAAGCGGGTGCTTTTATGGCTGCTGCCAACAATGACGAACTAACAGCGACAGTAGACAACTACGCAGCACAAGGTAACTTCATGGTAGGTAGCTATACTGCTATCACTTACACACAGAACATTGATGAGTTTGTGATTGTATGGGATGGCTTTGGTACAGGTTTCCAAGGATACCTAACACCAGACATGAAGAGTGCTGATGATGTATATGCTGCTGGTGAGTATATTAAACAGTATGGTGGATACCCAACACAATGAGCTACGAGTTTAGCATCGGTGGATATAATATTAAGGGGTGGATGGTCGCTGTCGGCCTCCCTGTCTTATCATCCGTTGCTGGAGGAGTGTGGTGGTCTTATGACACACTGCAACGTTTCTATGGGGTTGAAGCTGGTATTCAAGAAGTAGTAGATAAGTCTGCTAGTTTTGATAAGAAGGCCAGCGAGTTATCTTCACGTATTCAAACACTAGAGCAAGCAGTAGTAGACAATGATGTTCGTGGCCTAAATACAAAGCTGGCACAGCTATCCACTAACATGCAACAAATCCTAGAGCAACAGAAGATATTGCTAGACCTGCGTAGTCAAGTAGATAAAGCTACGACTATCACAGATGGCTTAGGTGATACGCTAGATGTACTTCAAACAGAGATTGATGACATCTGGAAAGCGTATGATGAACTAGCAGATAATCCCTTATAGGTGTAATATGGCAAGAGCGCTAACAGAGAAACAACAACGGTTCCTAGAGGTCTTGTTTGACGAGGCAGGTGGTGACGTTGTAGCAGCTAAGAAACTAGCTGGATACGGTGATAACTCTAGCACTACAGCCATTGTAGAGGCATTGAAAGATGAAATCGCAGACAAAACACGTACTTACTTTGCTCGTACTGCACCCAAAGCTGCTATGGCTATGGTTGGTGCTTTATATGATCCTACTGAACTAGGTATCAAAGATAAGATGTCAGCAGCTAAAGACTTGCTAGATCGGGCAGGACTTGGTAAAGTTGATAAAGTAGATGTCTCTTCTTCTAGTGGGGGTATCTTTTATCTGCCCCCAAAAGAAGGTGACAATGAGTAATTGCCAACATTCAACAACAACGATAGAGATTTAGGCTATTGGGAACTGCCTAGACCAAAGAAGGGTAAAGAACGAGAGTGGCATGTTATTGCTAGGGTAAGCAACAAAGTGCCATACGGATATGAGATACACCCTGAGAACGAAAACCTTTTACGCCCCATCCCAGAACAGCTAGAAGCATTAGAGCTTGCTAAACGGCATCTAAAACAGTATAGTCTACGTGATGTAGCCAGATGGCTGACAAAACAGACAGGCCGCGAAATATCTCATGCAGGTCTAAAGCAGAGAATTGAAATTGAGCGAAGACGTAAAAAAGCTGCTACAATTAAACGGAACCTTGCCAAGCGACTCGAAGCGGCGTTACAAGAAATCGAGAAGCTCGAAAAAGGCAGGGTCGGGGCGTACTCAGACAAAGAGTGAGGAAACGGTCACACCCCCAATAGAGACTGTTCCTGCCAGAGCAAAAGAACCTGAGTTTGATGTCGAGGCTGCACAGGATGTAGTGTTCAAGCCGAACCCCGGCCCTCAGACGTTCTTTCTAAGCGCATCAGAGCGTGAGGTTCTATATGGTGGGGCAGCAGGTGGCGGTAAGTCTTATGCGATGCTTGCAGACCCTTTACACGGTCTTAACAACCCTAACTTCTCTGGTCTACTTGTACGTCACACTACAGAAGAGCTAAGAGAACTAATCCAAAAGTCTCAGGAGCTATACCCACGTGCAGTACCCGGTATCAAATGGTCAGAGCGAAAGTCACAATGGACTTCACCCCAAGGTGGAAGACTCTGGATGTCCTATCTCGACAAAGATACAGATGTTACCAGATACCAAGGTCAGGCTTTTAACTGGATTGGATTTGACGAACTTACTCAATGGTCTTCACCTTACGCTTGGGATTATATGAGATCGCGTTTGCGTAGCGCACATGCAACAGATTTAGGTCTTTACATGAGAGCAACGACAAACCCCGGAGGAAGTGGACATGCGTGGGTTAAAAAGATGTTTATTGACCCTAACCCTGCTGGTAAGGCGTTTTGGGCTACCAACCTCGAAACAGGGGAAACCATCACCTTCCCTAAAGGACACTCTAAAGAGGGTCAACCTCTGTTTAAGCGTAGGTTTATACCTGCAAGTTTGTTTGATAACCCATACTTGGCAGACGCAGGTGACTACGAAGCGATGCTACTATCGCTCCCAGAACACCAAAGGAAACAGCTACTCGAAGGAAACTGGGACATCAACGAAGGTGCAGCCTTCCCTGAGTTCAGTCGTGATATTCATGTGGTTGAGAGTTTCGAGATTCCTGACACTTGGGTTAAGTTCCGGGCTTGCGATTATGGTTATGGTAGTTATACTGGCGTTCTATGGATTGCTGTGGCCCCTGACGAACAACTAATTGTATATCGTGAGATGTATGTGTCTAAGGTTACAGCTACAGACCTAGCTGATATGATCTTAGACGTAGAGAAACATGACGGTGGTATTAGATACGGTGTGCTTGACTCTTCTTTATGGCACAACCGTGGCGACACTGGCCCATCCCTAGCAGAACAAATGATCATGAAAGGGTGTCGTTGGCGTCCATCAGATCGCAGTAGAGGGTCACGTGTCGCGGGGAAAAACGAATTGCATCGACGCTTACAGGTTGATGAATTCACTGAAAAGCCTCGTTTGGTGTTTATGGATAACTGCACCAACACTATTGCACAAATCCCTAGCATACCGCTAGACAAGAGAAACCCAGAAGACGTAGACACTAACGCAGAAGACCACTTGTATGATGCTTTACGCTATGGTGTAATGACACGTCCACGTAGTCACAGTATTTGGGATTACAGTCCCGCAACACAGCGCACAGGCTTTCAGGCAAGCGACTCAACATTTGGATACTAAATATGGCAGAGAATGACGAATTAAACTTTGACACAGATGATGTCGTAGCAGCAGAAGATACGACAGATAGCATCTTTACTGAGGCATCTAGTGTTGTGGGCTTCGTTCAAGAACGCTTCCGTAGATCAGAGGATTCTCGTCGTCAGGACGAAGATCGTTGGCTACGTGCTTACCGTAACTATCGTGGCTTATACGGTCCTGATGTGCAGTTTACTGACTCAGAAAAGTCACGTGTATTTGTTAAGGTTACTAAGACTAAGACACTAGCAGCTTACGGTCAGATTACGGACGTACTGTTTGGTAACAATAAGTTCCCTCTAACTGTTGATCCATCTATTCTGCCTGATGGTGTAGCAGAGTCAGTACACATCAACGTTGATCCTAACGCAGCAGCCGCAGGAAACGCCCTTAACGCTATTACAGAGGATCGTCCTTCATCACCATACCTCTTTGACGGTGAACGCACGTTAGAGCCGGGTGAAACTGTCTACGACATGCGTAAGCGTCTAGGTCCAGTATCAGATAAGCTTGGGCCTGTTTCTGAGAAAGTTGTAGAGGGTGCAGGTACTACTGCATCTACTGTTACGTTCCATCCTGCAATGGTTGCAGCTAAGAAGATGGAAAAGAAGATTCACGATCAGCTAAACGAAAGCGGTGCATCTGTACATCTGCGCTCTATGGCGTTTGAAATGGCTCTACTTGGCACAGGTGTCATGAAAGGCCCATTCGCTGTAGATAAAGAGTATCCTAACTGGAATGACGAAGGTGAGTACGATCCTCTGATCAAGACTGTACCTGAGTGTAATCACGTATCTGTGTGGAACTTTTATCCAGACCCAGAAGCTACGTCTATGTCTGATGCAGAGTATGTAGTCGAGCGTCACAAGATGTCACGTACGCAATTACGTGCGTTAAAGCAGCGTCCTTACTTTATGGATGATGGCATTGATATGGCTGTCGCTAAAGGACCAGACTATGTGCAGAAACACTGGGAAATGACAATGGACGATGATCAGGCACAGCCTGACTCTGAACGTTGGGAAGTCCTAGAGTTCTGGGGATATGTAGACGTAGACATGCTAGAAGAGCATGGTGTCAACGTACCGCGTGAACTAAAAGAGCTAGATGAAGTAAGTGCTAACGTATGGGTGTGTAACGGTGAAGTACTACGTATGGTGCTAAACCCCTTCAAACCTGCACGTATTCCGTTCTACGCTGTTCCTTATGAGCATAACCCTTATAGCTTCTTTGGTATCGGTATTGCTGAGAACATGGATGATACGCAGACGTTGATGAACGGCTTTATGCGTATGGCTATTGACAACGCTGCACTGTCTGGTAACTTGATTGTCGAGGTTGACGAGACTAACCTTGTTCCGGGTCAAGACCTAAGCATCTACCCCGGTAAGATTTTCCGTCGTCAGGGCGGTGCGCCGGGTCAGGCAATCTTCGGTACTAAGTTCCCGAATGTCGCTGGTGAAAACATGCAACTGTTTGATAAGGCACGGGTTTTAGCAGATGAAAGCACAGGCTTCCCATCGTTTGCACACGGACAGACAGGCGTATCGGGCGTGGGTCGTACCGCTTCTGGTATCAGTATGCTTATGTCTGCAGCTAACGGCAGCATACGGACTGTTGTTAAAAACGTTGACGATTATCTCATTCGCCCACTAGGTAAGTCTTTCTTTGCATTTAATATGCAGTTTGACTTTGATCCAGACATCCGTTGTGACTTAGAAGTACGTGCATCTGGTACGGAAAGCCTAATGGCTAACGAAGTACGTTCACAACGTTTGATGCAGTTCTTGCAAGTTGCACAGAATCCAGTGCTTGCACCGTTTGCTAAAATGGATTATATTATTCGTGAAATTGCTAAGAGCATGGACTTAGACCCTGACAAGGT